TTTAGCATCTGAGATAGATAACTATACTTACTGGTCTAGAAGACTAGATGTAGGGTCAGGAACTGTGCACATGATCAGAGTAATGAGAATGAAGGCTATGATGGATTATCCTAGTAAAGAGAGGTATACCAAAAAGCTTATGGAAAGTATTAACAATAAGTGTATTGTGTTTGCTAATACCCAGGCTCAAGCTGATAGGCTGTGTAAACATAGCTATCATAGTAATAATCCAGACTCTGAAGATAATTTAGAATTATTTAAAGCAGGAAAGATTACTAAGTTATCCACTGTAATGCAGTTGAATGAGGGTGTGAATATACCGGACTTAAAACAGGGTATTATTATGCATGCATATGGTAATGAGAGAAAAGCTGCCCAAAGAATCGGACGACTTTGCAGGCTCCATCCAACAGAAAAGTCTATTGTTCACATACTATGTTACATGGACACTGTAGATGAGAAATGGGTAAAAGAGGCATTAGAAAACTTTGATCAGACCAAAATTATTTGGAAAGATTTTAATATTTCATTATATTAGTAGTATGGAAGATTACAAAACACATAAACTAGTTATCTATAATGATGATGTAAATTCTTATGACTACATTATGGCATGCTTGATTAGGTTTTGTAATCATGAAAGGTTACAAGCTGAACAGTGTGCCGTTATAGCTCATAATACTGGAAAATGTACTGTAAAATCTGGAGATTACATGGAAATGTTTGAGATAAAAGGTACATTTGATGATTTAGATATAAAATCAGAAATTAGAGAACATGCTCAGAGTGATATGTATTGACAGCAGTAATAAACCAAAAAGAATCTCTCCAGTAGAATGGTTAGAAGAAGGTAGAGTTTATACAGTAGTAGAAATTGCTAAAATGAATCTTCAGAATAATAAATTAGGATACAGACTTAAAGAAGTACAACTATCAGAACAGTCTTTTCCTTATGAGTATTATGATGCTGAGAGATTTATTCAAGTAGAAATATTAGTACAAGTTGCTGAAGAGCAAATATCTGAAGAAATTCCTGCAGACCTAGAATTAGTTTAATATGGATTATACATATGAAGATGTTCTTGCAGCATGTCAAGCTGTCAAGGAGAAAATGAGCATCAAAAAAAATAGGCAAAACATGGATATGAGAAACTATTTGATTGCTCTGCGGTATTATAAGTACCTTGAAACAGAGGAGAAAATAGCAGCTACATTTGGTATTGACCGGTGTAGTGTTCACAGTGCAAAGTATCAGCCTTATAACTTATTATCTATAAATGATATAAGTTTTGCAGCTAATGTTTCTGAACTTGTTATTAAATTTCCATTTGATTTTCCTAAGTCAAGAAACCAGGGAGCTAGAAAACACAGTAGTGTGATAGTATATTTGGATCCTGATGTAATTAAAAAAATGGATTTATACATGATGGTTAAGGATATTAGTAGAAGGGATGTTGCAGCAAAAGAATTAATAAGTAAAGCTTTGAAGTTATGGGAAGGATGAAAGAAGTTTGTATACAGATTATGGAAGAAAATGGGGGAATACCAGAAGGTATGACCGTAGCAGATGTTGCTAGAATGAAAGAATTAGAAATGTATAATTGGGAAGAGTATGAGAGAAACCAGCAAGAAACTAGATTACAATTTAGAAAATCTGAAAATTCAAGAGAGATTGAAAAGGTACAACAGGCCGGAGAAATCTTTGAAGAATCCATTAGAGAAAACCAAGAAAAAAACAGTGAACAATGAAGAAGGTGATTAATTTATTAGGAGCAATACTAATTACAGGATGTGTTAGTGCTCAGTGGACTTACAAAACAATAGACAATGGTTTTGATGATCCTTATAAAGTTGCATATACAGAAACAGATAACAATGCTTTTCTTAAGCTGGAAAGAGTAGATACTAATACTATACTTTTTATTAAAGGTGGTTATTATTGTGATGATAACCCTGAAGTAGACATAGTATTTGTAGTAAACGGTTTAGATAAGAAGTACAAAAAGACTTGTGATAAAGGTAGTAAAAATAACATAGTTTTTCTAACTTGGTCACTAGAATTAAGGCCTGATATGCTTGCTGATTTTAAGGAAGCATCATCTGTAAAAATTAGAATAAATGAGAGTTATTGTACTACAGAGATTTATACTTTTAAAATGACTGGTAGTAAAGCTGCTTATGAGTTTATGATCAAATAATTAAAACAAAATACATGAAAAGGATAATTACTTTATCATTAGCAATGCTGCTATCTATAACTTTTACTTATGCTCAAAATTTTAAAGGACATATATCTGGAACCTTTGGAATAATTAATCCAAAAGTCCGTATTCAGTGTGAAGTGCCACTTAAAGATAGAGCTACTTTAGGAGTAAACATGAATTATTATTTCTATGGTTGGAAAGGGCCTATTTTTGAACCATTTGTAAGATTATATGACATAAAAAGTGGTAATGTTAAAGGTTCATTTATCCAGGCAAAATTGATGTATGGAAATCTTTCAACATATAGTTTACCATACTCAGTTGAAGAGACTTCGGAGAACAAAAATTGGTCTACTTTTGGTTTTGGTATATGTGCTGGTAATAAACTCTTATTTGCCAAACACTTTACAATTGAACCATTAATAGGATTTAGATTTCTTTCACCTCCACCAAACTTTGCAAAGGCAGATGATGATATAACATGGAAACTTACTACAGGTTTTCTATTAGATCTTCAACTTAAATTTGGATATCAATTCTAAAATGCTTCACTTTATTAAATATCTAGTGGTATGGATAAGCCAAAACTTGTCCATACCCTTCTGGATGGTAGGTCATGTGCACCTGTCTGTAAATATTTACCAAGACATATATGAGATATTAGCATCATTTGGTATGAATGTACTAGTTGCTGCTGGATTTATTATTGATTATTTAGAACAAAAAAAGAAGTTATGAAACAGAAAAAATGGGATGAGCTTCATAAAGAACTTGATAAGGCTTTAGATTCAGAGTTTGGTTCAGAGGAAGAACTTAAACTAGATTCTGTATTTGAAAATGCTAAATTAGCCCTTAGAAAGTATATTTCTGATAATAAAGAAAAGGTTGCTGATGATTTAAATGAAATGATAAAGAAAAGTAAAATAAAAACTATGAAAATAGAAAAGAAAAAACCCGGAGGACTGAGAAAAGTAAAAAAACCTGTTATTACAGTGCTTAATCAAGCAGAGATTGATCTTGAACATGCTCAAAAAGTAATTACTGCAAGAAATGAGTGTATTGCAGACTTAGAAACTAAGTTAGATGAGGCTTATGTAGAACAAGAGCAAATGATTAAGGAACTAGACAAATGGATATTTCAAGTAATACATCATTGTGCTGAAGTAGAATCTAACACAGGTAGAATTACACTACATGATGTAGACTACTGTGTGGATTTAATTAGAAGAATAATGAAACATAAGTTTGTTGATTAAATCAGAATAAGATGGAAAATAAATCTTACTTAAATGCAGACTTAATTGGTTCTAATGAACAGTTTGAAAAATCTATAACTAATGACTTTATAGGTAATGACTTTGAAGAACAATTAGAATGGTCTATGCTAATGATACAGAGTAAATTTAAGCAAATAAGATTAAGTAATGATGCTAATATAACAGCAAATACCTTTGATAAAGCTTACTTAATGTCTGCATCACTAAATGAAGACTTAAAATATCTTAAACCTTTTGGTGATTTACAAGCTACACCGGAAATGTTTCCAAATCTGAACATAAAGTTCATGATTGTATCAGATACCATTTCTCTTCAAAAGCACAAAGAGTTAACAGCAGTAGAAAAAAGAAATTTGTCCATAAAAAGTAAGCATGCTTATGAGAAATCAATTGCTTTTTATAATAAGGATACAGAGTCTTTCTATACAGCAAAAGAAGGTTATGAAGTAAATCCCTCTTTCTTTAATGGTATTAATAGTCCAAGTGATCTACCTAAACCAATATCTTTAAAGCCAAATTACAAGACTAATAAAAGTATTATGGAATTAGGTGTTGATTCTGCAGCAGAAGTTATAAATGGGATTAGTATGTCTTATCAAGTAGCACTATCATTGTATTATGAATGGTCTATATACATCAAAGAATATGATAATATTGGTTTAGTAATACCTATAAATCCTGAAATATTATCAGAAATTTATAAAACTTCTTTGTTGCAGTTTGAAGATAAAAAGAGAATGATTCATTTTGTTAAAGAACATTACCGTAGAAAAAAGGCAGATGTAAATCAAGATTATTCTGTTTTTATACAAAAGTATTTAAGAGGAGAGAATAAATTTAATTATAAAGGATTTAAAGCTGAAATAATTCCTCCTAAATATGATCTAAATAGAGTAAAAACAAGAAAAACTTTTATTGACACATTAACTTAAATGAAAAAGACATTAGTAAACTTCAGTTCCCACACAGCGGTGAGATGGGCTAAGTTATATACAATTCCTCGGAGCTGGGAGTAGAAAGCTGAAGAGCTAATGTTAAATAACCTTTAAATCAGAATAAGATGTTTAAGATAGTGCCGATAGATGTGTTTTCTACAGATGTAGTAGTATCTATTAATCAGTCTGATGACCAACTATATGATTGTCTTTGTCACAGGTTTACAAGAGAACAATTTGATCTAGCATTTGATGATTGGAAATCAGATGCTAGAACTGTGACACATAGTGATGGTTTTATAATAGTTAGGTTTAGAAGTAAAATTAAAAAGGAACCTGATACAATTGGTTTAGTAGCTCATGAAGCATATCATGCAGCATATTCTGTTCTTAATAAAATAGGAGTACAACCAGGGTTTGAGACAGAAGAGGTGTATGCTTATCTGATCCAGTTCCTTGTAAGAGAAATACTTAAAATTAAATAATATGGAAGAAGAAGAATGTTGTCCAAAATGTGGTGAATGTGAAAACATTCATGTAAACTATGATTATTATCAAAAACATAGACCAGTAGAAGAGTATTTATGTAATGAATGTGGGACATATTTTCCACCTAAACCAGAATAAGATGAAAACATACAAAGGAAGTTTAGAAACTAAATTCTTATGGTTAATACCATTTGTATTGGGTGTAAGTAAAAGTAATATAGATAATAAAGCAAAAGTATTTGCATTACACATTACTCCATTTTTGGAGATAGGGTTTAATTGGAAAAATATGGATAACCTTAAAAATACAGGTCATGATCCTTTAATGATGAATACAGATGATCCATTAAACTCTATTATTGATCATTTTTAGTTATGACACTTAGAGATACAGAACTAATAGGTAGGAAGCTTGTAAAGTATGGATTTCATAGATCTATCAATAATCATCATCAATATAGCTATATTACTATTAAAATGAATGTAAGTGTTGAATTTAAACTTTATTTTAGTAATGTTTGGATAGTAAATTTTACCCATGATGTAGCTCTTAACACAAGAGTTCAAATTATAGAACATGCTGAAACATTTACTCCAGAATGGTTGATAGATGAACACAATAAACTAAAAGCAATATTTAAATTTTTAGCATCATGATAAGATATTTTAAAGACCAAAAGATTACAAGTCTTATTGAAAATATATGCCATGAACATCATATGGTATGTAAAGTAGAAGATAGTAACATGGGGTACTTATGGTATATGTACACACATGGTACTAAGAAAGGGAGTTTTAGACCATTTATTTTTCTATCTGAGTTAAACTTATTAGTAAAGACAGGATATATTACAGAAGATGAGAAACAGAATCTCTTGGGAATGTTCCTAAGTTCAGATGATGACAATGCTTATCTTACTGCATATTCTATAATTACTTTAAGAGATAAAAGAATAAAAGAAATGGGATTATGGACCCTTGACAATGAAAAGTATAAGGATATTAATTATACTACAGATATAATTAGTCCTGAAACATTTTTATATAATAAGTTATGACATGTGTTAAATGTGGGGCTCCAGCTACCAAAAGATATAGTCCTGATCTAGACATCAAGGGCATAGGAATGTGTGCAGAGCATACAGATGAAATCATGATGGATCTTATGATTACTCAGTTTGATAAAAAAGGCTGGGAGAAGTTTGAGAAAAAGTATTCACCTAAAACTAAGAAATAATGGAACTTTGGATAGGAGGTCTGATTGTACTAGCAATTTCTGGTTTTATAATTTATTCAATGAGAGATGAAGACAATAATGGATGGGATAACTAACTACTTGTTTGCAATTATTATCAGTATTGTTTACAAAAAACTAGAGTAATATGAAAAGATTATTTAGATATCTAACATGGTTAGAGGAACAAAGAATTAATGCAATGATATATTGCAACACCGGCTTAAATTAAATTAATATGACAGAGCAAGAGTTAATAGATCTTGGCTTTGAAAGAGTAGACATACTTGATGATGAAAGCCAAAATGGATATGATTACTACTATTATCATAAAGAACTATGTTCTGGTGTACTTTTACACAGTACAGATAATATTGATGTTGAAGATGACAAATGGGCTTTGAAATCATTTGAGATACCAGCATTGAATATTTCAGACAGAAGTCATTATGATCAGTTTCTTGAAATAATGAATAATATAACTTGTTAAGCATGTTTAGTGGAAAATTAGTAAAGAAAAATGGTAAATTAACTTATGCTACTCCTCAAGATAAATTGGCTTATGATATATTCATTAGCAAGTTAGAAGAGGGTCAGATAGTAGAAATGTATGTAGATCTTGCAAATGCAGATCATAGTAAAGCACAACTTGCAAAAGTTCATGCTTGTATTAGAGAACTGGCAAAAGAATCCGGATATACTTTTGATGAAATGAAAGATGCGGTAAAAGAAGCATCTGGTCTATCCTATAAGGAAGGTGTTATGATAACTTACAAGTCTTTTGCAGACTGTTCATCAACAGAACTTACCTTAGCAATTGAAGCTGCTATATCTATTGGGGAAAAAAATTTTAATATGAATTTAAGATAATTTTTTATATTTGTAATGCTTATCCACAATGAAAAATATTAAAACCCATTATTTATATTGCCAAAGTTGAAACTCAACAGTGGGTAAGCCAATATACTTAGTGGGTATTTTTTATTTATGAATAATTATTATATATATGCACATATAAGACCTGATACAAATGAAATATTTTATATTGGTAAAGGCAAAGGTAAAAGAGCTACAGTAAAGTATAGAAGAAATAAAATTTGGAATGATATTGTTAGAAAAAACAATGATATATTTCAAATAGTTATTTTACATAAGGATTTATTTGAATCTGAGGCCCTTGAACTTGAAATTTTAGAGATTTCTAAAATAGGTAGATTATGTAATAATACTGGATGTTTATCTAATCTTACTCTTGGTGGTGAAGGAACCAGTGGTTATGTTTTTTCTAAAGAACATAGACAAAAAATAAGTAAAGCACTTTCTGGAACAAATCACCCATTATTTGGTAAAAAACATTCAATTGAACATGTTCAAAAAATGTCAAAAAGTTTAAAAGGTAAAGAGTCTTGGAATAAAGGTTTAAAACATACTGAAGAAACAAAAGAAAAGATAAGAAAAAAAGCAATTAATAGAATTAGTACAAGAAAGGGTTATACTTTAACAGAAAACCAAAAAGAAAAATTAAGTTCTATAAGAAGAGGTAAAGCTACTTATCAATCTAAAAAAGTTAGACAAACTTGTACTAATATAATTGTTGCTAATAGTGCTGTTGAACTTTATAATAAAATTGATTGCAATGGAAGAAGTTTGGTTACTATTCAAGCCTATTTAAATGGTAATACTAAAAAACCAGAATGGTTTACATATGAGTATGTAAAAGATTGAGCTTATGTTAGCTATAGAAGCTTGTATACAAATAGGAAGAGAACAGTTTAATTTGAATCTGGGGTAGATTTAGGATCTTCTTCTTTAATTTCAATTTCTTTTACATCAAACAGATTATTTTCACCAGCTTGTCTTTCAATTTCAGCTAAAAGAAGTAACATGGTTTTAAATGCAGCTTCATGCTCAGTATGTGGTTCATTCTCAGTTTCAGTAGACATTACTTTTTTGATTAATGCTTCATATTTTTCTTGATCTGGTTCTTGTTTAAATATGTACAACATTGTAGCTTTTAGCATCAAATAGAAATTTTTATTAAGCTTTATGTCAATGATAGCATCATTTTTAATCTCTCTTACTTTAATTGTACTCATAATATTAATTTTAAACAAAAATAGAAAAAAAATGGATTTAGAAGAAATTAAACAAAAAATGTTTACTAAACTTGAGCCAAGTGGTTGGGGTAGAGTTTTTAAATCTTTTATATTTAATGGTGAGTTTGATGATATACTTATCAAGCTATATAAACTCACTCAAGAAAACAAAAGATTTACTCCCCCATTAAAACATGTATTTAGAGCATTTGAAGAGTGTCCTTATGCTAAACTACAAGTAGTTGTAGTTGGTCAAGACCCTTATCCAGGACTTGGTCAAGCTGACGGTGTATCATTTAGTTGTAGCAATTTAGGTAAACCACAACCAAGTTTGAGGTATATATTTGCAGAGATAGAAAGAACAGTATATCAAGAGTATCCTTCAGATCAAGATCCAGATTTAACAAGGTGGTCAAATCAAGGAGTATTGATGCTTAATACAGCTCTTACAGTTGAAGTAAATAAAATAGGTAGTCACTATGATATATGGAAGTCCTTTACTACATATTTACTAGACTGGTTAAACAGCTATAATCCGGGATTAGTTTATTTGTATATGGGTAAGAAAGCTGAAGAGTGGTCTGAACTTACTAATGATAACAGTCATAAGTTTGTAGTTAAACATCCAGCAAGTGCTGCATACAGCGGAGGTAAATGGGACTGTAATGATGCATTTAATAAAATCAATGAAGTTCTTAAGAGTACAAATGGTAATAAGATAACTTGGTAGTATGACAGATATATTTACAAGGTTAATTCAGGAAGGATTAACACCAAATACTTACTATGTTTTACATTGTATAAGAGAGAAGATTGTTCCTCATAAATCTGTCAACAAAGAATTAGAATGCAAGAGACTGCAAACGGATCATTGGCTAACAGAAAACTTGGAATTAACAAGTAAAAGTCTTATCTTTATGGAAGAAATTAATGGTTACTTTAAGAGAACCAAGAAGAAAACTTCACAAGATTTAATGGGGCAAGATTTTGTAAGAAATATAGAGAAATATGTAGAAATATTTCCTAATAAGAAACTCTCATCTGGTAAATATGCCAGAGTTAATGCTAAGAATCTTGAAGCACCATTTAGATGGTTCTTTGAGAACTATGATTACAGTTGGGAGGAAATAAATAAAGCCACAGAAAAGTATGTAGATGAATTCAGTATAAGAAGATATGAATTTATGAGAACTGCTCAATATTTTATTAGAAAGCAGAACATAGATAAGTCTTTTGAATCTGATTTAGCTACATATTGTGAGATAATTAGAAGTGGTGATGATGAAGAACAAGTATATTTTAGTGAAAAGGTAGTATGATTAATCTAAAACTGACTATGATTGCTGTGGTGGGGTCTTTATTTTGCTTTACTGTTATAGATCAATTTATAGTTACTATAAATATCTGGCAGTATTTGGTAATTGAAGTAATCATGGCAGTTGTACATAGTTTTTATAACTATGTTAAAAACAAACATTTAACTAATACATAAACATATGGCAGAATTATTTAATGGTGCTCAAGCACTACAACCAGTAAGTGAAAGAGATGCTTTGTATAAAGCATTAGCTAAGATGGCAGCTAGAAGCCGGGGAGATATTAAATCTTTAAGAAGCGCATGGCCCAAATTTAATGATGCCTTTTGTGATGGATTAGAATGGAGAACTATCACCGTAGTAGGTGCTAGACCAGGTACCGGAAAGACTTTATTTATGGAGCAATTGATCAGTGACATAATTGAGATGAACAGAGATCAGAGATTCAGAGTATTAAAGTTTCAGATGGAAATGGTTGATGAGACCAGTGGAATAAGAAAATTTAGTTTAAATACAGGTGCTGATTACAACACCCTTATGAGTAAGGGTAAGAAGATTGATAAGGCTCTCTATGCAAAATGTCAAGACTATTATGATAATACTGCTCACAAAGATATAATTGATGTAGTTTATGATGCATGTACTGTTGATGAGATGTGTGCAACACTTCATTATCAGATGCAAAAGCATTCTAAACTCACAGTTGATGCTGATGGTAATCAGAAAAGAGAGTACACTAATATGCTTGTTGCAATAGATCACTCAGCTTTATTTAAAAATGCAAAAGGACAAAAAGATAAATTTGAAATGTTAGGAGCTCTAGGTGAAGCACTCACCATGTTAAAAAAGAAGTATCCAGTAGCTTTTGTAGTCCTTAGTCAATTAAATAGAAACATAGATGATCCTAAGAGAGCTGTAGATGGGGATTATGGTAATTATGTATTGGACTCAGATATTTATGGGTCAGATGCATTATTACAACATGCTGATGTTGTTCTTGGTATAAATAAACCTTCTCTGAGAAAAATAAGACAGTATGGACCAGATAGATATATTATAAATGATGAAGACATTTTAGTCTTTCACTTTTTGAAGTCTAGAAATGGTACCACAAGGATAAGTTTCTTTAAACTTGACAGAGAACAGATGAGAATAGTAGAGATACCTACTCCAGCATGTGCAACTAAAAAAGTATCAACACAGTAAATTTTTAATATGAATATAAGAAAAGAAAGAGAAAAAGAGTTCTTTGTAGAACACATTGAGACTTTTAAAAAGCTGGGTCTTGCAGATCCGTTTTTTGTAATTAAAACAGCATTCTTCCAGAAAGGTAAATTTGGTAGACAAGTACAGTTATTTGAATCTGAGATTAGCAAAGGTGAGGATATCTATATTGAGTTCTATGACAATGTTACTGATGATAAAGGTAATGTAACTGATGTAGTTCCTTTTACAGAAGACAGACAGTTATTTAAGTACAAAGCTAATCCATTCTATGCAGAAGAGTATGAAACAAAAGAAGGTACAAACTTTAAAGGTGAGCCTTATATTCTTTATACTGTTCCCATGTCAGAGTTAGTAGCAGTACTTAAAGATGGTACTGAGATTACACATGCTCTTTATGAGAAGAGAAAAGAAGAAGCTAAGAAAGAAGACTCTTTACCTAAGTTACAAAAGAGTCTGGCATTGTTTCCAGATTTTGAAGAGGAGTTTGCTCCAGTAAAAAATGAAGAGATTCTTCTTAATGGAGAAATTGCAGATGCACCTTTGTCAGAAATTACTATTAGAGATCTTGCAGCAATCATGTTGATCAAGCCTGTAAGTTCTAGACCTTGGTTAAATGAGCTGATTAAACAAACAAAAAGTGAAATATGAGTATAATACTTCCAACAAGTAAAGTAAAGGCAGAAAGACAAAATCCAAAGAGAATGGTAATTTATTCTAAACCAAAGACTGGTAAAAGCACAAGTTATGCTGGTTTAGATGGTAATCTTATTCTTGATTTAGAGAATGGTACTGATTATATTGATGCAGTAAAAGTAAAAGTTAACAATCTACAAGACTTAAAAGAGGTTGCCAAAGCAATTAAAGATGCGGGATTCCCTTATAAATATGTTACAGTAGATACAGTAACGGCCTTAGAAGATATGATTCAACCACTTGCAGTGAGTCTTTATCAAAAAACTCCAATGGGAAAGAATTATGATGGAGACAATGTAACTACACTTCCAAATGGTGCTGGATATTTATATATCCGTCAAGCATTCTTTCAGGTTTTAGATTTTATTGATACCTTAGCTCCCCACATTATTTTATCTGGGCATATTAAGGACAAGGTGGTTGATGATAAAGGTGAGATGGTTATGTCTGCTAATATAGACTTAACTGGTAAAATTAAATCTTTAATATGTTCTCAGGCTGATGCTATAGGCTACATGTACCGTAAAGGTAACAAGACCATACTCAGCTTTAAAACTAATGAAGAGGTTACTTGTGGTGCAAGACCAGAGCATCTTAGAAATGAAGAGATAGTAGTTACTGAGATGAATGAAAAAGGTGAACTAGAGTTTCACTGGGACAAAATTTATGTATAATAATAAATAAAAAATAAAAACAATGGGATTAAGTACAACTGACTTAGGAACTGGTGGCACGGGACTACCTAAAACAATTTCTCCAGGAAATCATGTATTGAAGATTAATTATGTGGAGCTAGAAGATTTTAAATTTATTGATAATGCAAAACACTTGCTTTTGCATGTGGAAACACAACCTATTGATGGTTTTGAGGGCTTTATGCTTGATAAAGATGATGAAAGCAAAGGTAGATATGCTGGTCAAATTGGTAAAGTTAAAGCTAGCCAGTATGCATATGCAGATGGTGAAACTAAAACAGGTATTAAGATTCAGAGAGATAGATCTATCTTGATTTTTCTACAAGGTTTATGTAAAACTGCAGGAATCAATGAGTGGTTTACTGAACAAGATGGTAAGCATGATACTATTGAAGATTTTGTAGAGGCATTTAATGCTACTGCACCTATCAAAGATAAGTTTCTTGAGTTCTGTATTGCTGGTAGAGAATATGAAGGTAAGACAGGTTATACAAACTATGATATGTGGTTGCCAAAAGGAGAAAATAAAAAGTATGCTTATGGTGGAGTAGAGGAAGGAAAAGTTATTACTTTTGATGAATCCAAACATTTGAAAAAATTAGAGACAAAAGAAGTAAAAAGCTTTGGAGATGATGATGACTTCACAACTCCTACTAAAACATCTTCTGACTTCAGCCTAGACTAATAAGTTATAGGGGGAGTTAGAAATAGCTTCCCCTTAATTTTTAAACTAGGTAGTATGATTTCAACAAAGAATTTAATTACTGATTTAGAACAAGTCCCCAGAGAATGGGTCTTTGAATATTATCTTAACCTGAAGGAAAAACTAACAGGTCAAGATGTAAAAATGCTATCTGCATTTAATGCCAAGGATAAAGTTCCATCCATGTTTGTTTATTTTGATGTAGCCTCTGGATTCTATAAATTCAAGGACTTTTCATCTGGTTATCAGGGAGATTGCATTGAGTTGGTAAAGCATTTGTTTAACATGTCTACAAGAGGACAAGCTACAAATAAAATACTTCTTGAGTATCAACAGTATCTTAAAGATAACACTACATATACACCTGAGGCTGCTATGTTTCATGATAAATATAAGGTAGTAGATTATGAAATGAGACACTGGAATAACTTTGATCAGACTTATTGGATGGGTTTTAAGATTGGGTCTGGAATGCTTGATAGATATAATGTAGTTCCTCTAGCTTTCTTTACTATGAGCAAAACTGAACAGGATGGTAGCATAACTTCACATACATTTAGAAAGTCCCATACCTATGGTTATTTTAGAAATGATGGTAGCTTGTATAAAATCTACATGCCCAAGAGTACACAGAAGAAGTTTATCAAAGTGGAGAACTATATTCAGGGCACAGATCAGTTAAAGTATGATTGCAAGTATCTTATCATCACATCTTCACTTAAAGATCTCATGACTTTCAATAAACTAGGTATTAGTAATATTGAAGCTATTGCACCAGACAGTGAGAATACTATGATAGGAGAAAGAGCTATTGAAGAACTAAAACTCAAGTATCATAAGATAGTTGTCTTATTTGACAATGATGATCCAGGTATTAAAGCAGCACAAAGATACTCTGACATGTATGGATTTAGCTATATATTGCTACCAATGGAAAAAGATCTTTCAGATTCAGTCAAAGTACATGGTATAGATAAAGTAAGAAAAGTATTATTTCCACTATTAAAACAAGCATTATGAAAGACCCGATGTATGATTATGTTTTTAGACATAAAATAACAAAAGCTAGATTAAGTTTTGAAGCAAGATCTATGCAAGAAGCAACAAGTATATTAGCTACTATGGTAAATACTGTAGCAGATTGGAACATGAAAAGATACAAACACAAATGAGCTGGATATATCAAGGTAGAGATTTTACCAACAGTATGATTCCTGAAGGAGCTGTAGGATTTGTGTATGAGATGGAAGCCATTATTGATGGTAAGTCTGTAAGGTATGTAGGTAAGAAGAATTTTTACTCTACCACAAAAAAGAAGTTTGGTAAAAGAGCTGTTGCTCAGATGACAGATAAAAGAAACAAGAAATATAAGACTGTTTCTAAGGCTAGTTATCAGAATTACTATAGTAGTAATGCAGTTCTTAAAGAAGCTCACAAAGCTGGTATACCAATCAAAAGGTATATGGTCAAGATATGTTTTTCCAAAATGGAACTCACATATTTTGAAACTAAGTATCAGTTTTTAAGAGAGGTTCTTGAAAAAGATGAGTATTTGAATGGTAATATACTGGGCCGCTTCTTTAAGGTAAAATAAAATAATTATGACAGAATTAGAATTGACAAGCCTCCTATTTAGGTTGGCTGATTTTGGTATTACAGGTGTTAAAGTAAAATATGATGGTGGAGGAGACTCAGGAGCCATAGAATGGATAGGTTATACAAAAAAACCTTGTGAAACTCCAGAAGATGTAAATGATAATATAGAAGATTGGGAAGATGATTCAAAGTTGTTAAATATTGATCATGATCTTTTTATGGAGCTTGAAACATTTGCAGAAAACAAACTTCTTGATGATATAGAAGATTGGTGGAATAATGAAGGTGGTTGGGGAGAGTTATGCATTTGTGTTCCTTCAGGTAAATATGAAATTACTAACAACATTAGAGTTACTGATCATGAAACATTTAATCATGAAGGTAGTATTCTAGATAAAGCAGAAGAAGACTAATGGAAGATTTTGAAAGATGGTTAATAGATGAGTTGGAGACTCAAACATTAACAGATGAACTAAAAAGTGAGATACTTCAAAAAGCTCAAGATTTACATCAAGATGCTTATGATGAGGGTTATGCTCAAGGTTATGGTGAGGCAAAACATGAAATTATTAATCACATAACATATAATATGTAATGGCACATCCAATACAGCATGCCAAGTCAGCCGCGAAGAGGTTTGGTGGAAAATGGGAAGATTACATAGCAATTGAGGAGTGGTTTGATGAAACTAAGGCCTGGGTAGGTCATAGTATGCATAGAATGTTTAGACATCATAGTGAAGGTATATTTGAATGTGAGCAAAGATTTGGTATGGTAATTACCAACTCTGACGGTAAAGATGTATATGTAAGATATGTTGGTGAGCAGCATGTCAAGGAAGATTGCAACAATTACATTCCTACTGCAAAAGAATGGGTTGATATGATTGAATCTGGTAAGCCTGAAAAATGGGCAATAAAAACTTTAAAAATTGAAGACTGATGGCAAAAATGATTTTTAGTAAAGAAGAAACAAGGAATTTACTTATGATGTTACAATCTGAAGATGCAGATAATCATCTTATAGCATTTGAGTCTCTAAAGAATGTTGATTTTGAGAAGTATATAGGAGAACTATTAGTTCTCTATAAGTATGGTGGACATGCTATGGATAATTGGTTAGCAAATTGTAATAAAATAGCAATGAGGCTCCAAAATACATTTGTAAGTGAAGTACCACTTAGTAGTCCTAAAACACTAAGTCTGATTACAAAACACAGAGGTTCCAAAGCTTCGGTTGAGCTATTTATGGAATTCTTTATTAGAGATATGTCAAGGATGTTAGAGTCCATTGGCTATCCTACAGATAAATTTGAAATTGATATTAAATTTAAAGATGATGGACAGACAACAGAGTCTTAGTAAAATTGGTAAAGAGCTGATGCTGAAAGAGCCCTTCTATGGGTTCTTTCTTATTGCTCTAAACAAAGTTTGGGATGCTAGAAGAGTTCCAACTGCAGGTGTAAGCAAGAATAATATTAATTATCAACTTGCTATTAATCCTGAGTTCTGGGAATCTCTTAGTGATAACCACAGACTTGGATTATTGAAACATGAATTATTGCATATTGCATTTGGACATCTTACTACTTTCTTTAAGTTTAGTAATAAGAGACTTGCAAATGTTGCAATGGATATGGAGATCAATCAGTATATATCTAAGGACTGGCTACCGGAAGGTGGTATTGATATAGATAATTATGCTGACTTAAATCTTGATAGAAAAGCTGGTTGTAGATATTATTATGACAAACTGAAGGATCTACAAGATGAGAAAAATCAGAAGGGTACTTGTGGTAATGAACCTATGGATCAGTTACTAGATGCTATGGCAAATGGTGAACTTGATGATCATGCTACCTGGGAAGAGTTTGAAGACATGACTGAGGCAGAACAGAAGTTAATTGATAAACAATTACAAAAAGTGCTTGGTGATGCTAAAGAACAAACCATCAAGAAGAGGGGTACTGTTCCTGGAGAGATTGAGGGGGTAATTATCATTGAAGAAGTTGTCAAGCCTAAGTTTAATTGGCGGGGGTATATTAGAAGATTTACAGGAGTAAGTACTAAGGTATTTACTAAGAAAATTAGAAGAAAGGAGAACCGCAGATTTGATGCTAATCCTGGTCTAAAAGTAAAAATGAGACAGCACATGTTGCTAGCTATTGACACTTCAGGTTCAGTAAGTGATTCTGAGTTACAAGAATTCATGAGTGAGATATATCATATTTATAAATGTGGTGTTGATATTACTGTAGTGCAGTGTGATACTGTTATTAGATCTATTGAACCTTACAATGGTAAGTTTGAAATGGCTGTGCAAGGTAGAGGTGGAACTGAGTTTGACCCTGTCCTAGAATATTTTAATGCCAACCTGAAGAAATATACAAGCCTGGTGTATTTTACTGACGGTGAGTGTGGTTATTCTGTAAAACCTAGAGGTAACACTCTATGGGTTTTGTCAGAAAGGTCTTATATGTATACAGAGTTACCGGGTAAAGTTATTAAATTAGAATTATAAAAATTAGTGTTATGAATCAAGTACAATTGAATGTAAATGAATTAAAGGATTTTATTAAACATATGGTTAAGAATAACCAACATATCCAGTCTGAAGGTAAAGTTCCTGTGGCAGTGAATATTGAGGGTGATGCTGGGCTTAATTCAAAATAAATGTATATCTTTGTAACATGAAGAAATTAATTTCAGAGTGTTTACACAAAGACTTAAACCAAAAGTGTGGTATTTACAGAATTACTTGTAATGATCACAGTTATATTGGAAGTAGTATTAATATTTATTATAGGCTGAAAAGACATATATCTGATTTGCTAAAAAACAAACATGCAAACAAGTATATGCAAAATGCTTTTAATAAATATGGAAAGGATAGTTTTGAGTTTGAAGTTATAGAAGAGTGTAGTAAAGCAGTTTTAGTTAAAACTGAAGCTTATTATATACAGTCTATGACTCCAGATTTGAACTTTATTCAAGATCCTGTTGCAGTTATACATAGTAATGAAACATTACTTAAAATTTCTACAACATTAAAAGAAGCTTATGCTTCTAAAAGAATAAAGAATCCTATATCCAAAACTGTTCATCAGTATAACATAAATGGTTTTTACCTTAAATCTTATGAATCTTGTGCTGAAGCAGAAAAACAATTAAACCTACCAAAAGGTAAAGTTTCAAGAGTTGCTTCAGGAAAAGGTTTTTCTTGTAAGAATTATAGATGGAGTTATGAATTGAAAGATAAACTAGAGGAGTCTTCTATTAAACCAGATAAGACAAAGAAAGTTTATGTATTTGATGAAAACAACACTTTAGTTCAAGAATGGCAAAGAGTTTCTAATGTAGCTAGTAATCTAGGCATTAGTCACTCTGCAATGTCAATAAGAATTAAGAAAGGTAATTACTATGATGGTTTAAGATATACATTTTACCCAGGTCCAGGGTAAAAATTGGGTGAATTGCTGGGAGTTCCTAAAGCTTTGTTAGCTACAACATAACTGGAAACGGTAAGTGTGAATGCTTGAAAATAACAAAGATGTCCTAATGGATAATCAGCAGCCAAGTCTAGACTTAAATGGTCTGGAAAGGTTCAACGACTAGGTATTGAAACTATAGAAATATAGAATATAATATACCCAAGAGTGCCCAACACTAGAAATAGTGAAGATATAGTCTGAACTATAGTGAAAGCTATAGAAACAAGGATAAAGAGCCTTGTGATAACAAAATGTGGTAAAACTTCTGCAATCATGCAGTTGGGTAAAGAACTTCAAATGGAAGTTGTAAAGCTTAATTTATCTCAGTTAGAAGAATTAGGTGACTTGGTAGGTTTTCCTGTAAAAGAATTTCAAATTGCAAATGCTGAAGGTCAGACAAGATGGATTAATGAGTCTCAGATATCTGCAGCAAGTGCTAAAGGTTATAAAGTTGTAGGTAAGAGAATGTCACATGCTGCTCCTGAATGGATTCAGGGTAAAGGTGAAGGTGGTTTCTTGATTCTTGATGATTATACTCGTGCAGACCATAGATTTATGCAAGCTACTATGTCTTTGATTGATCAGCAATCTTATGCATCATGGAAGCTTCCTAAGAACTGGCATATTATCTTAACTACTAATCCAGATAATGGAGATTACAATGTAACTTCTCTTGACATTGCTCAGAAGACAAGATTTATTTCTGTTGAAGTAAAA